TATTTACATCAAATAAATAACAATAAATCAAATAAATATACTTGTTTGAGATTTTTTTCATATATTTATATATGAAAAACTATCTGTGCACAAGATAGAAAAAATTACACATATTAATATATTAATTGGAGAAATAAAATGGCAGAAAAAATTGTAAGTCCTGGTGTATTTACAAATGAAATAGACCAGTCCTTCTTACCAGCAGGTGTCGCAGATATTGGTGCCGCTGTTGTCGGACCAACAGTAAAAGGCCCAGCATTAGTTCCAACAGTTGTATCATCATATTCAGAATACCAACAGATTTTTGGTGATACTTTTAAGAGTGGAAGTGCTTATCAAGCTTACCTAACATCACTAACAGCACAACAATATTTAAAAAATTCAAATAAATTAACTGTAGTTAGAATACTTGATGGTGCTTTTACTGGTGCGTCAGCGGCAGTACCATCTGGTAGTGGAGCATCTAATACAGGTAGTTCAGTTGTAGGACGCTTGACTGAGCTTGATTCTGGAGGTACAACTTATTCTTCATTTACAATTAATACTATTGGTGATGGTGCTATTATGAATAATACTGGTTCTAATTTAGGTAACACAAATAGTATTCTTGGTGATTCTGGTTCTAAACACAATTTAAGATGGGAAATTCCTGTAGTTAATGCTGACAAAGGTACATTTACACTTTTAATTAGACAAGGTAGTGATTCTAAAAAGAGAAAACAAATTTTAGAAACCTGGAACAATGTTTCATTAGACCCAAATTCTAATAATTATATCTCAAAGGTGATTGGAGATTCTTATAATACCATAGCAGGTACAGAATCAGACCCATATATTACATATACTGGTAACTATCCACCAAACTCACAATATGTTTATATATCAGATGTAAGGGATACGGTAGATTATCTTGATGAAAATGGTAATATAAGAGATAATGCAGGTTCGGCTTCACTTCCAGGTCTTGGTAGTGGTTCATTTGAAGGTACATTTTCTGGTGGTGATAACGGATACGCTGGATATAATTCGGTGGGGACTATACAAGGTACAGGTCACGCTGATAACAACTTCGCTTTTAATGAAAAAATAGGTGAAGCTTCACAAGGATTCTTACCAGCTACAGACGATAAAGGTAAAACAGCTTATATAAAAGCATTAAATCTATTATCAAATCAAGATGAATATGACATCAATATGATTCTTTTACCAGGTCTTGAACAAACTGATCATAGTGCTGTAATTGATAAAGCAATAACTGTCTGTGAAGATAGAGGTGATTGTTTCGTTATCGCTGACCCAGTAGCACATGGTAGTTCAATTAACGCAGCAACAGCTGAAGCAAACGATTATGATTCAAACTATGCAGCTATGTATTGGCCTTGGGTTCAAGTTCCAGATAATCAACTTGGTCAAAATGTATGGGTGCCACCATCAGTAGTAATGGGTGGAATATACTCATTCAATGATACAGTAGCACATCCTTGGTTCGCACCAGCAGGTTTAAATCGTGGTGGAATTGATATAGCTATTCAAGCAGAACGAAAACTAACTCATGGAAATCGTGATAAATTATATGATGCTCATATTAATCCAATCGCTACTTTCCCAGGTCAAGGTGTTACTGTGTGGGGACAAAAAACTCTACAGAAGAAAGCATCGGCTCTCGACAGAGTGAATGTAAGACGATTGTTGATTAAGGTGAAGAAATTTATCGCATCAAGTTCAAGATTCCTTGTATTTGAACAAAATAACGCAGCTACAAGACGAAGATTCTTGAACATCGTTAATCCATTCTTGGAACAAGTACAATCTAATTCAGGACTAACGGCATTCCGTGTTGTAATGGATGAATCAAATAATACACCAGATGTTGTAGATAGAAATATCTTATACGGACAAATATTTGTTCAACCCACAAGAACCGCAGAGTTCATTGTGTTAGACTTTACAGTTCAACCAACTGGAGCTACATTCCCTGAATAAGATATATCTTAAATAGGATGTTAAATTAAGAGGACTTATTAAATTTAAGTCCTCTTTTTTTGTCTTTTTTGATATTTATATATGAAAATATGTGTTTAATACACTTAATTTATTAGGAGAAAAATAATGGCAGAATTACTAGAAGCTCAGGATATAATGTTTACACCCTTTGAACCTAAATTAAAGAATAGGTTTATAATGAATATTGAAGGTATTCCTGCGTATATGATTAAGACAGCTGGAAGACCTCAAATTACATTCGATGAAGTCGAATTAGAACATATGAATGTAACACGATATGTTAAAGGTAAAGGTAAGTGGCAATTGTTCCTTCAGCTGCTCAAGCGGTAATGGAATGGATTAGATTAGGACACGAATCAGTAACTGGTAGAGATGGTTACTCTGATTTTTATAAGAAAGAAGTAACATTCAATGTACTTGGTCCTGTCGGTGATGTAGTTGAAGAATGGACACTAAAAGGTGCGTTCATACAAGACGCTACATTCGGTGATTTAGATTTTGCAGATAGTCAGCCTGTAGATATTACGTTAACATTAAGATATGATTACGCTATATTACAGTTCTAATATAATTAAAATGAGTATAATAAAAAAACCCTTGATAAAATATTGAGGGTTTTTTTGTTTTATATATATTTATATATGAAATGTTATGTAGTTTATTCAAAAAAAAGAAGGTTATTAGAAATATGAATTTCAATGAGATAATAGAAACCGTGTTAGAACACGAAGGTGGTTATGTAAATGACCCAAACGATTTAGGTGGTGAAACCAATTTTGGTATCACTAAAAGGTTTTATCCAGATGTGGATATAAAGAACTTAACACGAGAACAAGCTAAAGAAATCTACAAAAAAGACTATTGGGATAAGAATCGTGTTGAATCACTACCAGAAAACTTATGGCATATCTTCTTTGATATGTGTGTGAATATGGGTAGAGGTACTGCAGTAAAGATTCTACAACGAGCAGCTAATGGTAAAGGTAGAGGTATAGATGTAGATGGTGGTATGGGTCCAGCAACTGTAAAAGCTATGAAAGGTGTTGAAGTAGAAAGAGTAAGAGCTTATAGAGTTAAATATTACGCAGATTTAGTAACAAAGAAACCAGAACAAGATAGATTTTACTTCGGTTGGTTTAGACGAAGTATGGAGGTATAATATGGCAGATAAACAATATCATAGTGAGATAATCGATTTACCAAGTAAAGGTAAATTATATCCAACAGATAGTCCACTAAAAGAAGGTAAAATTGAAATTAAATATATGACAGCGAGAGAAGAAGATATTCTTACATCACAAAATTTAATTAAAAAGGGTGTCGTGATAGATAGACTTCTTGATTCATTAATTTTAACAGAGGGTATTAAATCAGATGATTTAGTATTGGGTGATAAAAACGCAGTTATGGTAGCTGCTCGTGTTCTGGCGTACGGACCAGAATATCAATGTGAAGTTACTAATCCCACTACTGGAAATACATTCACTCATACATTTAATTTAGCTGATTGTCCGTTTAAAACAACAGAAGGTGATATATCAGAGAATAGGTTTGAAGTTACACTACCAGTATCTAAGCGGAAAATATCTTATAAAATTTTAACGGGTAAAGAAGAAAGAATTATAGAAGAAGAATTAAAAAATCTACGAAAAGTAGGTACAGAAGTTACACCTGAATTAACTACACGGTTAAGACACACCATAGTTTCAGTAGATGGTGATGATACTCAATCAGTAAAAAATGACTTTGTTCAAAGTATGTTATCACGAGATTCATTATTTTTAAGAAATAAAATAAACGAAGTGTCACCTGATATTGAATTATCACAAGAAATAGAAATTGGAGGTGAAGTTGTCAAGGTAGATATACCAATGACAACTAGCTTTTTTTGGCCTAACGCCTAAGCACAAACCACAAATTCACGAAGAAATATTTCAACTTATATATTTTGGTCAAGGATTTACACACTTTGATGTATATAATATGCCTGTATATCTACGCAAATTTTATTATAGAAAATTAGCTGATACTAAGAAAGAAGAAAATAAACAGATAGAAAAAGCACAGAAAACATCAAATCCAACACCACAAACTAATCCAAGATTCAAACGATAATTTTTTACATTCTTGATATTTATATATGATGAATTACATCAAATGGAGAATATAGTATGCCAAGGAAAAAATCATATATGGATGTTGATAATATTTTATCGGAGGGTATTTATCAAAAAATAGTTGATAAAATAGCTGATAAAATTACTAAATCAAATATGAAGAAATCAAAAGAAGTAAAAAAAATCATAGATGATTTGAATAATGATATCAAAAAAGGTTGGGATGAGTTCAATAAAATAGCTAAAGAAGCCGACCCAAACTACAAACCATACAAACCAAAATCAAATTATAAATTATCAGACTTGGTGAAATAGAACTATGGCTAATGAAAATTTAAAAGAAAAACTTAGTTTAACCGCTCAACTTAATCAAATCAAACAAGATGCTTTAGAGTTTGAAAAGGATAATATTGAACTTAGTAGAATACAAAAAGATTTAGCAGCATCGGCCACTAAATTAGCTAAAGAAAAGCGTCCAACACTAGCTAAAAATTATAAAATAGCAGCTGATTCTGTAAGTAAACAAATAGCTTCAAATAAATTAGACGAAAGAAATAAAAAAATAAAAGAAAAGGCTTTATCAGTGGCTGATGGTTTAGCAAAATCATTATTAACTCAAGTTGGTTTAGCTGGTGGATTAACGGCTGCATTTACAAAATTTAATTCTTTAACAAAAGCAATTGGTGAAAACTTTGGTGCTATTGGAATGCAAACACCAATGATTAAAGATGGTTTATTAGATGCTAGTGTTCAAGCTACTGGGTTGGGTAAAAGTATAACTGATAACATAGATATTGTAAACGAATTAACCACGAGTTTTGGTTTTGGTTTAGAAGAATCTATAAATTTATCCAAATCAGTTTTAGATACATCAATTGCTTTAGGTTTAAGTAATACAGAAGGTGCCAAATTAATAGGAACTTTATCACAAGTTACTGGATTATCATTAACAGCATCAGACCAATTCGCTAAACAAACTGCTTCATTAGCTAAACAAGAAGGTGTATCTCCAGTTGCTGTATTGAAAGATATCGCAGGTTCATCAGAAGATATTGCTAAATTTACAGACGCAAGTGGTGAAAACATCGGTAAAGCAGCTATTATGGCTACTAAACTTGGAACTAATCTAAGTACAGTAGCTCAGGTAGCAGAAGGATTATTAGATTTCCAATCATCGATAGGTAAAGAAATAGAAGCTTCAATAATGTTAGGTAGAGATTTAAATTTCCAAAAAGCGAGAGAATTAGCACTTAACAATGATATTGAAGGAGCAATGGCTGAAGTCGTTGGGCAATTAGGAACTGAAGAAGAATTTACAAGATTAAATGCATTACAAAGAAAATCATTAGCTG